TGTTCCTAATGGAGTTAGTAGGGTACTTGTTAAAATATGGGGAGCTGGTGGTGGACATCCAACTTATGGTGGTGCAGGTGGATTTACAAAAGGTTTATTGGTAGTTACAGCAGGTGAAACATTAACATTCCGAGTAGGTAAAACCCATACAGCAGAAGATAGTGGCACAGACTGTTCAGGTCAATGTTCAGGAAAAGACTTTATTGGTGGCTTTGGCGGTGGTGGTCGTGGTAGAGAAGGTAATGGTGGTGGCGGTGGTTCTTACATATTTAGAGGTGGCACTAATTTTAGTAATGTTTTAGCTGCCGCAGGTGGTGGCGGTGGAGCAGGTGCTCAAGGTACTATGGTTGGTGCTCCATATTATGGTGGTGCAGGTGGTGGAGATTCTGGTTTAGCAGGTAAAGGTTATGGTACATACCCTACTGGCGGTGGTGGTGGAGGTACTCAATCATCTGGTGGTTTAGGTTCTCCTGCTGGTGCTAGTGGATATTCAACAACAGGCTCAACTTACAATGGTGGTACATTACAAGGCGGTAGTATTGCAGGAAGTGGCGGCTATGGTGGTGGTGGAGGTGGCGGTTACTATGGTGGCGGCTCTGGTGCTAAATCATATCCTACAGGGGTAAGTAATGGTTGGGTTCATGTAGGTGCAGGTGGTGGTTCTGGATATTCAGGTGGATTAACAGATGTAACTACCGAAGCAGGTTCTAACTACAATGGTTCAGCAGGTTATGCAGGTGGGGATGATGAAGTTGATTGGGTAAATTATGGCATACCACAGTCTGATGGCAGAATTAATGTTTACTATATATAAAGATAAGGAAATAAAATAATGGCTAGTATAAAACTAAAGGGAGACACATCTGGTGAAGTTATCATATCAGCACCATCAGTTGCTGGAAATGCGACATTAGAACTACCTGCTACATCTAGCACACTAGCAACACAGAACTCTCTTGGTGTGCGTAACATTATCATTAATGGTGATATGAGGATAGCAGAGAGGGGTACTTCTAGTACAGGTGTTACAGGTAATGGATATTATACTGTTGATAGATTTGATGTTGGTGGAGGGACTTTTGGCACTTGGACAATGTCTCAAGATACAGATGTTCCTAGTGGTCAAGGTTTTAGTAAGAGTATAAAATGGCAATGCACAACCGCAAACACTAGTTTAAGTGCTACTTCTTTTTTTGATATGCACCAATCATTAGAAGGACAAAATTTACAGCATCTTAAATACGGAACATCTAATGCAGAATTATTAACCTTATCTTTTTGGGTAAAATCTAATAAAACAGGAACATATCAATATAATTTATATAGTTCTGATAATAGTGGAAAAGCAGTTAATGGGTCTTTCACAATTAATGTATCAAATACATGGGAAAAGAAAACTATTACATACAATGGTGATACAGTTGATTCATTAGATAATGATAATGGTAGGTCATTAGATATTCAATTAATTATGGTAGCAGGAAGTGATTACACAGGAGGCACATCTAGTTCATCTTGGACAACTTGGACTAATTCGCAACGAGCACCAGACTTAACTGTCAACCTAGCAGACTCTACTTCTAACTACATCAACATCACAGGCATACAACTAGAGGTCGGCACAGAAGCTACACCATTTGAACACAGACCATACGATATGGAGTTGCAGAGATGTAAGAGATACTTCTACCGTAATAGTGGGACTTTCTATGGTGGAAGTTATGGTAGTGGTTCTTTTGTATCTAGCTTTTGGTCTGTAGAAATGAGAGCTGCACCTACTATAACTTATACTGCTGCTAGAACTCCATTAGTAGGTAGTGGTTTTGGCTATACAACTGCTACCGCTCTTAATGCTTATATGAGTGCTTCTGGTTATGTAGCTGGTTTACAAGCAGATGCGGAGCTATAATTATGTATAGAATACTAACAGACAGCACTAGAGAAGTCATACCAGACCAAGATGTGCAATGTATTTTGCGAATAGAAGATAATGCTTTTATTCCAATAGACGAAGCAAACAAAGACTACCAAGCATACCTAGCTTGGCTTGAAGAAGGTAACACACCAGAAGAAGCTGATTAATGTACGGCTTATCTGCATTTTCACAGAGTCCATATTCTGCATTAGGCACTATAACAAAAACAGGTGCTGCACAAATACAGGGTGTAGGCACTCTCACAGCTAGTGCATTAAGAGAAAGAACTGCTGTTGCATCTATAAGTGCAACTGCTACTTTAACGGCAGATGGGTTAAGAATACAGCTTGCTAATGCAAGTATTAATGGTCAAGCGACTGTTACTGCATTAGGTGGTCTGATTAATAATGCAACAGGTTCTATTACTGGCACTGCAACTGTTACTTCTAATGCTGTTTATGTAGCATTTGGTAGTGGTGATATAAGTGGTCGTGCAACACTGACTGTCGCTTTATCAGGTTCTATTATTTATGCTGATGCAAGTATTAGTGGTACAGCTACACTAACTGCTGATGGATTAAGAATACAATTTGGTGATGCTAGTATTACAGGCACTGCTACTGTAACAGCGTTAGGTGGATTGATAGCAACAGGAAGTGCAAGTATAGAGGGAGTAGCAACATTAGAATTACCATCAACCACTGTAATAAGACACGCAGATGCTTCTGTAAATGGTGTAAGTACAGTAGTATCATTAGGAACTTTACTTGGTGAAGAATGGAGTGATGTCCCAGTAGAAGGAAACACATGGTTAGAAGTATCAGCAAGTAGTGATTTATGGACTGATGTTCCTGTAGAAAATAATACATGGGATGAAGTATCAGCAGGTAGTAATGTATGGACAGATTCAACAACAGGAACTAATAAATGGAAACGACAAGGATAAAACATGGCAAAAACTAAAATATCAGAATGGGATAGTGTTGCAGCTAACAATACTGACATAAACAATATTAACATAAATGAAGGATGTCCTCCCAGTACCATTAATAACGCTATTCGTGAAACAATGGCACAAGTTAAAGATTACATAGATGGCACTAGTGGAGATTATCTTCTTAATAATGGTGGAATTACATCTAATGGAACTACGAGTCTTAATGGAACTACGAGTATTAATGGGCAGTTTCGTTTAAACGGAAGTGCTGGATTTTCTGGGCAGGTATTTAAAAGTAATGGTAGTACAAATCCTCCTAGTTGGCAATCTTTAGGCACTATGTCTACACAAGATTCTAATGGTGTAAATATTACAGGTGGTTCAGTAAAAACTACTGGTGATTTAAATGTAACTGGTGCATTAAAACTAGATAACGGTGTTGGTTTATCAGGACAAGTTTTAGTGTCTACTGGTTCAAATGCAACTCCTAATTGGGGCAATGCTTTTGTTACAGGTATGATAATGTTATGGTCAGGTTCTACAGGGTCTGTGCCTAGTGGTTGGAGAATATGTGATGGTGGTGGTGGCACTCCTGATTTAAGAAGTAAATTTGTAATAGGTGCAGGTTCTAGTTATGCAGTAAATGCAACAGGTGGTAATGCAAATGCTACTTTAGTATCTCATAGTCACACTGCATCTACAAGTGTAGCTACCAAAACAGGATTAAACGGAACATTAACCTTACTCAACAGAGGTGGTTCTTCTGGTGCTCAATCTTTAATGAGAGCTAGAAGTGGTTCAGTTACTATAGCAACAAGTGGTCAAGGTAATTTTGGTACTGGGTGGGAAGGAGAGGGGGGTAGTAATTCTTCCAAAGCAACCCTTACACTAAACCATAACCATTCAGCATCTACTTCCGTTAATAGTAGTGGTACTTCTGGAACTAACGCTAACTTACCTCCTTACTATGCTCTTGCATACATAATGAGACTATAATATGGCAACAAAAAGATTACAATTTACAGATTGGTTACCAGACCAACCAGCAAACGCAGGTAGTTTAAATGATGCTAAAAATGTATATCCTGTAGGTGTTGGGTATGGTGCTTTTCCTAGCTCGGTAGATTTTTCTAATTCTGCTAGTGAAAATATTAACAATATATTTGTAGCCAAGTTTGGTGCTAATGTAGAAGTATTTGCAGGTGGTGCTACAAAGCTGTTTAAACTAGATATTGCAACACAAAACTTAAATGATGTGTCTAAAGCAGGTGGTTATGGTGGTAATGGCACATGGAAGTTTGAACAATTTGGTCAGGTAGTATTAGCTTGTAACGACAACAATAAAATTCAAGCATGGACTATTGGTGTATCTACTGCATTTGCAGATGTTGCAGCAGCAGCTCCTATAGCTAAAGATATTGCTGTTGTTCGTGATTTTGTTTTTGCAGGAAATATTAGTATAGGTTCACAGCCAGACAAAGTTCAATGGTCAGATATTAATGATGAAACTGACTGGGTATCTGGTGCTACAAGTCAAAGTGATTTTCAAATAATTGCTGATGGCGGTAATGTTCAAGCAATAACAGGTGGTGAGTTTGGTGTTGTGTTGTTAGAAAAATCTATAGTTAGATGTTCATATGTAGGTAGCCCTCTCTTTTGGCAATTTGATGCTATTTCTAATGGACTAGGTTGTTTGGAAGGTAATTCTGTTGCTAGGTATGGAAACATTACTTTCTTTTTAGCAGATGATGGATTTTACTCTACAGATGGACAAACAGTAACAAATATAGGATTAGAAAAATTAGATAGATGGTTTTTTGGTAGGGCTGATTTAACAAAACTTAATACTATGAGTGTTGCTATAGACCCTGTTAAAAATCTTGTCGTATGGAACTATGCTGATGTAGATGGTAACAGAAGAATACTTATTTATAATTGGCAGCTACAAAAATGGTCAAGAGCTGAAACTACATCAGATGTCGTAGGTACTATTGCTACATTGGGAGAAACATTAGAAACTTTAGAATCTATTTTAGGTTATACAGACATAGATACTATGCCAGTAATATCACTAGATTCCAGATTGTTTATTGGAGGTAAGTTTCTATTTGCAGGTGCAAGGGCAGATAAAATTGTAGTATTTACAGGTCAGTCTATAACACCACAACTAATCACTACAGACATAGAAGTTGGTTACAATTCTGTAGCTACACTAGCAAGACCACAAATAGACAATGGCACAGCACAAGTTTCAGTAGCTAGTCGCAGAGAATTAGATGACAACATTATTTTTAGTACATTTGTTCCTGCTACAACAGAAGGCAGATGCAGTTTAAGAAGTGCAGGTAGGTATCATAGATTTAATGTACAACCTACAGGTAACTGGACAACAGCTATGGCAGTAGATGTAGATGTAAAACCACAAGGTAATAGATAATGCCTAGAATGTATCGTACACTTCCCTATCAAGGTGGTGACCCTAGATTAGTGTCCGAAGTAGTTAATAACGCTATGAATGGTAAAACCAATAATAGTGGCACTTTTACTTTAGCAACATCAGTGACAGAAACTACTGTTGCTAATGAAAGGGCAGGTTTTGATTCAGTAATTTTATTATCACCAAGAACT